AACAGGAACAGTGCCTGATTTTTCTCCTTCTTTTTCTGTAGGATCTTTACCAGATGGTGCTGCCGCAAATGCCATTTCTTTGATCTTTTTCAGAGATTTCTTTGATTCAGATGGCATGTTACCACAACCACAAGCTTCAAGCTTTAACGCAGCCTCAATGAGCTTTTCTTCAGCAAGATTGCCATACTTATCGGCAAATTTCTGTTGTGTTTTTGGATTCAATGCCCATTTTTGAATAGACTGCGCTGCTTCATATACAGAGTTGCCTACGTTAGCAAAGCCCATATAGAAACCTGGCGCTTTAGAAACATTAAGTTCTTGCCCTAAACCATTGCCAATTGGTAATCCACCACGTGGAATGTTATTGTCTTCTTGAGCCAACTTCTTTCTAACAATCTTAACTTTCTTATTTTCAGATACGCAGTCTTGACCAGGAGTCATTGTCTTATAAATCTTTGCGAGACTATCTGTACCAATCTCACGGTTAGCAGGATCAATCATATAGTTTTCAAACTTATCGTCTGGTGTTTCGGCCAGTTTACGCTTGACTTTCTTTGGTATTCTATTGTGCTTCTTATATTCTTTTTCTTGATCAATCTTTTCGCGACCTTCGTTCATTGTTTGAACCCTTACTAGTTTGCCACCTTTACTGTGGAATAATACCTTGTTTTCGTTTCCTACTTTACGACCAAATCTACCAAATCCGTAGTATGATAGTCCAAGCTTTCTTGCTTGTGCCATCAACTCATTATCTGGTTTGTGAATAACATTTGGAACACTTTGACGAACCTGTGTGAGAGTTTTTGTTGCTCTTGGTTCTTGATATGTGATACCGCGCTTCTGTGCTTCTTTTTCAATCCATGCCTTTGCTGCTGGATTTTGATTATCAGCACGAACAAACTGTTGTGCCATGCGACGAACACGATTAAAATTTGTTTGAATCTTTTCTTTTTCTTCAGGAGATACTTTACGAACATCAGCCGTATTATCTACAACTGTAAAGTTCTTATTACCAAATATCTTCTGTAGTTCACCAATATTCTTCTGAGCTAGATCCCACTTCTCTTGACGAATATCGGAAGAGTTATCTGGCATACCTTGTTTATCAGTGCCATCTGGAACTTTGCGCTTACCTAATTTGCCGCGTTCAACATTACGCTCACGCGATACATCGTTTGATGTATTTACGAATACCATCATAGTTTCGTAACCGTCAGCCTCGAGATTCCTCTTAACTGTCTTAATCTTTTCTAAATCATCTGCTGTGCCATTAATGATAAGCCCTAAACGACCAGCAAGAGCGAGTCTTTCTTGTTCTTTGGTAATGTTCTTCGCGCGGCCGCGAACAATATCACGCTCGACTCTTTCTTCATCTGGCATTTCAAGATCGAGACCATTCTTCTGCATTAGATATTCAAACGCTACATCCGAATTAACTTCTCTTAGTCCCTCACCGCGAAGAACGGAATTCATTACAAAATCTTTACCTGAACCAGGACCGCCAGCCAAGAAGATGGCCTTAAGTTTGCCTGGATCATTTATGCCTTCTTGAAGATTCTTCTGTTTATATTCATCAGCAGTCTCATCATCTTTCCAATCACCTTCACCTGTATCTAGAATGTGAGTTTTATTGGCCTTCTTCATGCTATCTGTATCTTTTATGTTTTGTAAAAGATAATGTGATGTTACAGTAGGAGAGACTTGCCCTGTTACATATCCCATTCCTCTAATATCACCACTAGAAGCATGATTTGTAGCGTGATCTTCTACAATATGTTCTTTAGCAAACATATCTGGATTAGTTTTAGCAAACCAACGCATGATCTTACCCGCTTCTGCGTTGGCTTCATTCTCAATATCTGAACCAGTCGAACCTTCCTTGGCAATATCCTTGCCAAGTTTACCGTCTTCATTCTGTTTGTGATGTACCAATTCATGTGCGATAGAACGAAATACATCCATTGGATGTCTGTTCTTTGTTGAAATGGATAATTCATTCTTTGAGGGATTGTATGCTGCGAAAGAGTTATAATCGTCTTCGTCACTTTTATATCTAACGCCAGGTAAAGACTTGATACCAAGTTTCTTAGACGCAAAAGACACGAAAGAGTCCAGCATAGGTGCTAGTTCTTTGCGTGTCACTTCTTCTTTGATTTGTTTGATTGTTTTTTGCATGGCACCAATCTTTTTCTTCATCAACTTGTGAATGTCGGCATCATATTTGCCGAAAAGATCGGTGATAAATTCTTTTTGTTTTTTGTTATCAAGACTCACAAACTGTTTACGGAGTTCGGATGCGGATGTGGCTGGTTTGCCAAGAACATCAAATGTAAATGTTGGTGTTACAATAACATATCCTCTCATCTTATCAGCACTACCAAATGGCTTAAGCTTCTTTTCATTGCCAGCATACGGTTGCAGATAACCTGGTGATCCATCTTTTTTAGGTTTAAATGAAAAACGAGGATCTTCTTCCATGTCTTTTTGCGACACAGCAAAGACCAAAACTGTCGTTTTTGGATCAAAGTCTTTCAGGATCTCTTTTGCCATATATGGATTCAAGACCTGTTTAATCTTGCCGGCAGGTACACCAGCAAGTCTCATCATCTGCTTTTTTTCTTGAAAATTGAATGGACTCTTGGGAGCTTCTACCTTATCAGAGGTAGCAATGTATGCGTCACCAAACTTGTTTTTGAGCCACTGAAAGACCTGAGCATGGCCTTTGTGAAAGGGCTGAAAGCGCCCAGGATATATTACTAAAGTCTTCATTACTTCCCTCTATAGGAATGTTAATCTATAGAGGTATTTAGTAAACTTTAACTCTCATATAGATTACGGACCATTGTAGATTTCGCAACAGAAATGACACTTTCAGCAAGTGCTTTCTTAGGCAAATACTTGCTCACTTTGCCATCTTTTACCAGGTATCCGACTGCTTCCACATCAGGATACATGGCCGCGACCTTGTATAGCATGTCTAGATTCTTCTCATGATCATCCCACATACGAATACGATCCCACTTACCAGAAGCAAGATACTTTTTTATGATAACGCCCTTATTAATATGTGCTGGTGAGCTTGGCTTGAGTTTAGCCAAGTTGCCAGAGCGTTCGACATAGACATGATCGATAGGGAATCCATGATCACGAAACGCCTCTAAAAACTCTTTATGATCATCAAAGTCTGCTCGGGCAGTAATGATGATAGAGTGTGAGTTTTCGGATTGATTCCAAACAATCGTTTTAGCTCTGTTCAAAACATTTGCTATGGGTTTGAATGTATCACGAAAGATTTTACCAGAACGAAACTGAGAAAAGTCTAACTCTTCACCTTTACCGAGCTTATAGTTGTTATACTCGCCCGCTGCAAGAGACTTGATCACTTTACCATCTCTTTTGATATTTACTTTGGCCGATGTTTGACCTAAAGTGTCATCGATGTCCCACACATTCAATGTGCGAACTTCATTCTTATGAGTTTTCAAGTATGACTTAAGTTTCATTTTGACCAATTCTTTGTGGCGTTAAAGTTTGCCTGTGAAAATTCCAATCGATCTACAAGTTTAACTGCGTTACCGATCTTATCAATAGCAACGAATCCTTCCGGTGCTGTTACCTTGAGTCCAGTGGAATCTGTTCTTAGATATGTTCCGACGGAATCTTGGACTTGCTGTAGTTTTTGTACAATCATATTTTTAGCACGAATCAGAAGATTTTGCAAGTCAAATATTTTCTTTAGCTCATTTTTATTTGACTTGTAGAATTCCATAATAATCTTTTTTTCCATCTGGCGCTTTTGCTTCGTGTCTGCTTTCTTTGCTTCCAAAATGGACTTGTTTAACTTTTCCTCTACACTGGAAATAAGACCAGCAACATGAGATGTTGTATTTGTGATCTCTTTACCTTCACGAACTTTCAGATTATTCCATGCTTTGATGGTAATTTTGTATGTATCGTTTGTAGCAATCTGGTTCATTGTGCGAGGAGATATCGTTCTAAACAATGAACCAGCTTGTGATAGAATAGCGTTCAAAGTATCCGTCTCTTGCTTGGTAAATGTAGCAGTGCCGGTGGCATCAACGAATGAAGCATCACGATACCAAACATTCTTTGATACTTTCATACCACCAATATCAGCACCAAACGATGCTTTCATATCGGCCATTGTATCACCGTTATATGTTGTGTGCCAAACAATACCCATCTTCGCAGATGTTATGGATTTAGCGAGACCACTATCAGCAGGAACAGCATATACAATTGTGTTTGGTTGGAATGTAATGTAAGATTTGCCATCAATCTTTTCAGTCTTAATATCAGATGAAGTGAACATCATATCGCCTTGCATAACACCAGTGATGCCAAGTTCGGATAGATACTTCAAAGCAATCTTTAGCTTTACATTCAGGCCTTCGCCGGGATGATTCTTGTCAATATCAGCATTAGTGTAATTGAGCTTTGCGTTTTGAGCAAATACTCCTTTCGTACCAACAAAGAACTTACCGTTCTCTGGATTGATACCAGCAAAGATAGCCGGTGCACCATCCCACTTTGTTGTTAAGTTCACTGACCTGCCAGTAGCGTGACCAGCAAGCATATCACGAAGAGACTGTAAAAATGATATTGCACCTCTTGTTCCAGAAACTCCTCCATTGAGTACTTCGTCCTCCAAGTGTTCTAAGTGAAGGTTCTTACCTTCTTTTGATTCCGTTAGATAGTCTTGATAGTTGATCACCATGGATCTCCGCTCAATTTTACAGATGTTGCCAGTTTTTCAGACTCATATTTAAGTCTCATTTTTAAAATCTGTTGACTTCCTGCTTTTACGCCAATAGATTCGTTGCCTATCTTTTCAACAGATATATTGTCTTTGTTGATTGCTTTTAGTTTAGGATTATGAAGAGGATCTTCGACTTTAGCGGAATAAGGTTCTTTTTTTCCCATACCTGTGACCTTGATATATGGAGGATATAACGTTTTATCAGAATCTAACCAGTTGTTCAAAAGAAAATTTTTTAATTCATTCGAAGACATTTTTTTAAGTTTAGTAAACATTGCATCACGCATCTCAGATAATGCTTGTGATCCTAATTCTTCCGTCTTCTTTTGAATCTTAGGATTTTCTCTGATTTCTGTTTTTCTCTTTGAAGCGACAGGACTCAGATCATACTTCTTTATGATTTCGTTGACATACTTTTCATTTATGGAACTTAAGTTTATGCC